CGGCAATGGCTCGACGGACGGAGGAATCAAACCGCTTATCCCGTAGCGCCCGATCCAGCGCCTGACGGTCTCCCGTCTCCAGCATCCGCCGAAAGTTGGACACCGCCCGCTCCTGCCGCGCCGTCAGCCCAATGCTGCCCCGAATCCGCCGCGCCGTGTCGCGCGGGTTGATGCCCTGTGGCACCTCGGTACGCACGATGTCGCGGACGAGTGCGCGGATGCCTTCCGAGACTTCCCTGACGCGCTGGCCGCTCACCCGCTCGGCATACGGCCCGACGCGCGGATTGGCGACGTTGAACACGAAGTTGACCGCCTGCCCGGCAGGGTTGCGGACGGGCGCCTGAAGGGATGCCGTCAGCTCAGCCCCGACAAAAGCAGCCGCCGCAATCTCGGCAGCAGCCGGCGCCAACAGGTTTTCGATGGGGAGGGTGTCGATCAGGCGCACGACCTGCCCCGGCCGCTCGCGCAATAGCGTTTCAAGCTCCGACAGCGACAGTGCCTCACGGATGCTCTCGAACGCATCCAGCAGCGCACGCGCGATCTTGCGTGCGTTCCCGTCGTGAGCGCGTTCGATGGCCGCGAGGATGTCGGCGCGGGATGCCATGCCTTACCTGTGGCCTCGGGTGAACCGCTCGAGCTCGACCGCGATGAGTAAACAGATCGCGGCGAGGGAGACGAAGGTCAGGCAGGCGATTAGGAAGTCGAGCATCAGAGCACCCTCATGGCGCTGGCCCGAGTCATGCCGACGGCCACCATCAGCTCGATGGCGGCCTCGTCGTCGATGAGTCCGTCATTGCGCTGGCCCACTACGTCCAGCACAGCCCGAATCTGTGCGCCGTTCAGGCCCTCTTTAGAGGCCACCTGAGACACGTCCATATCGGCCGCGCGAGGCTGGTCAGGCATCACTGCCCCCCCTCAGCGGTCTCGTCAGGAACACCCATCCCCATCATATCCGGGTCGCTCCCCATCCCATCCGTCGGAAGATCAGCGGCCTCGCGCAGCACCGTCTCGGTTTCTTCATCGAGGATGGTGTAACCCGACGAAGCCAGCGCCTTGATGTAGTCGCCCAGCTCGGTCAGGTCTGCCGGAGCCACAGCGCCCGGCACGATGGTCGGCATGAGGTCGGGATTGAACCCGTTGAGCGCCCAGAGGCGCGGCATGAGCTGACGATTCAGCACGCCCGCGATCATCTCGGCGTGGCCTTCGAGGGCGCGGAGGAACAGGTCGGCCTTGGACTTGGACAGCGCAAAGCTTCCCTTGTCCGACTGCCCGAGCATGATGAAATCGGCCAGCACCGTCCGCGCCATGTCCTGACGGTAGCGTTTAATGGGCACGTCGGTGTCAATGGCGCGGGAGCCCTGCGACGCGATCAGCTCGAACTCGACCATGCGGTTATTCGAGAGGGAGCCGTCTTCGTTCGGGTAGTAATCGGACGGGATCGCCAGATAGGACTGCTCGCCCTGCTTCACGTCGCGGGCGATGCGGGTCATCTCGTCCCGGAACGTCTTCATCGGGCCGGAGTCGGCAACCATGTACTCGGCAGGCATTCGCACCAGCGGCAGGCCGTTCAGCTCCCGCTCGATGGCGATGGCTTCGATGTTCTCGATGTTTGTCGCCATGTAGTAGGCGCGGTATGCGGAGCGAAGGGCCGAGCGGCCGGAGGGCGAATCCGTCTGCGTCGTCGTGCGGAAGTGGAGGGATTTCGCCAGCGGAATCGTGACCGTTTTGGACGAGCCCGGTACGGACTGCACCATGCCGATCAGCTCATTCGCGTCGTCATAGGCCCAGCTATGCAGCGTCGATTGCGGTCTGGACGCGAGCTTGCGCACCCCGACGAACCCGTCAGGACGGCGCTTGTAGACGCACTCGAAGTAACTGAACCCGTACTGGATGAACGATAGCGCCCTAGACAGGAAATCGTCCCAGCTATGGTCCATGTGGTCGAATACGTCTTCCGTGAACTCGGCTAGTTCCTTCGCCTCATCGGAATCGTCAGCCGCTTCCGGCCGGAACGGTACGGCCCGCAGCATCATCTGGATGGCATAGAGCAGCGCGCCGATGACGGGATCGTTGTCCCCCATCTCGCGATATTTCCGCATGCCGCGCGAGCCGCGCAGCTCCGGCAGGAACTCGTCGCGGTCGAGCCCGTATCTGGACGACTCGCCAGCCGCGCCCAGCTCGGTCATGGCCTGGCTGATCGGGAGGCGGCGTTGTTGGGGGGTCTTAGCCATGCCTTTACTCCGAGGCCGGGACGTCGATGAGGGTCATAGCTCCATCTCCGGGAACCAGCCGGCCGCATCCGCCTCGGCGTCGGTCAGGGCGTGCGCCGCGAGGGTCGGCGGAAGCAGTTGGGCCACGGTCAGGGTATTACCTCGCGCGGCCTCCAGCGTTGCGGCAAGGTCGTCTCGCTCGCCCTGCGGGATCGGGAGTAGCGCCACGAAGGCAGCGATGTCGGCACTCGGCGCGACGCGCTGGCGATAGGTGTCGGGGATGGACAGGGCCACGTCGCCCGTCGTCGGGTGCGTGATCCAGCCCACCGCGTAGCGGGTCGCTCCCGTGGCGTTCGGAACAGCCAGCGCCCACAGTGCGGCGCTCATGGCCTGCGCGTATTCGATGGTGGGGTGGGCGAGGGGGAGGATCATGCGAGCGTGATCCCGTAGAAGGCGGCTTGGTTCGCTTCAAGCGCAGAGCGTGTCGCGCCCGACTCATCAGCGTCACACACGATGATCTCTGGCAGCGTCCCAGACAGCGAAAAGCCGGGCGTCAAATTTGCGCCCACTCGGAACGTGCCTAGCCCATCCGAGCCCGGATTGATGGCTCCAGAGCCGGCGTTATCCACCCATACTTGCGAGGAAGCGCCATTGAACAGCGCAGTGCAAACGTGCGCGTCCGTATCGGTAGCGATGCCGCTGTTCGNGATTGACCCGGAAAACATTAGGTATTCGGTGGCGTTTGCGGCGATTGAGNTTCTGTCCCCAGACCCGCAATCGAACAAAACCTGAGTGCTNGCGGCGCTCAAAAACTTATGCACGGCAAACACAGTATTCGGCTGCGAAAGAGTAGAAGCGGCGTCAGCGTCNAAATAACGCAGATTTCCAANGCCAGTGNNCGGGTTGCCCANCCCGCCGAAATCGGCGGCAGGTTTTCCGTCCTGCTTGATAACCGATCCACTGCTGACAATCTGTGGTTGATTGGCCGCTGTCGACTGCGCCAAATCTACCGACCCGACTTGCCCATATATTTTCGTGATAAACCCATCATTCGCCCCGACAAACGTCGTGAGCGCGCTCTCGTCCAGATTGCCCGACCCGTCAAACCCGATGTCCTGCTCGGCATTGTCGGAAGACCGGCGCACGCGGATAGCGTCGCCCGTGTAGGCGGTGCGGAGCTTGCGAGCAGTGGAGAAGGCGAGGACGGCGGAGGTTACGGTGTCGAGGGGAAGACCCCCAGCAATCTGCCCACTCGCCGCACTAGCCGCCGAGTCGGTGCCGTTGGCATTGGTTTCGGTCTGGACTGCACGGACGTACTCATTTTCGTCGGCACTGACGAGGGTATAGGTGGCCGAGGTCGCCCCGGAAATATCCGCCCAGCCAGTCGAGCCGTCGGCCGATCTCTGCCACTGCCACGACGTAGTGGGCGTCGGAGTGCCGGAGGCCGATGCAGCCGTGGCCGTGAGTGTCTGGCCCACCTCTTCGGTGCCTGCGATGGTCGGCACACCGGAGATAGACGGCGCGGTGTTGATGCTCGTGGCCGCGCTTTCGGCCGAGTCGGACCGCACCTGCCCGCCGGACGTGTTGGTCTCGGTCTGCACCACCGTCACATCCGTGCCGAGGTCTGCCTCGACGATGGTGTACGTCGAGGAGGTCGCGCCCGAGATAGGCGCCCCGTCCCTCTCCCACTGCCACGTCGTCGTCGGCGTAGGCGTGCCGGTAACGGACGCAGCGGAGGCGGTCAGGGTTTCGGTGAGATTGGGCGTGCCCGAAATCGTCGGCACCCCAGAGATGACCGGCGCAGCCTCGATGGTGCTCGCCACGCTCTCGGCGTCGTCGGTGCCCTGAGAGTTCGTCTCCGTTTGCACGACGGTGATGTCGGTATTTCCGTCCGCGCTGACGAGCGTGTAGGTGGCGCTCGTCGCCCCACTGATCGGCGTCCCGTCGCGTTCCCACTGCCACGTCGTCGCCGGCGGCGGGTTGCCGGTCACACTGGCAGCCGTAGCCGTCAGAGTGTTGCCCTCGAACAGCGTGCCCGAGATCGTCGGCACGCCCGAGATGTTGGGCACGGCGAGGGCGGCGGCGTTGATGGTGTTGGAGGTGTCGGAGTCGGAGCCTTCGGAGTTGGTGACGCTCACATCCAGCGTGATCGCCGCACCCGCATCCGCCGCCACGAGCGTGTAGCTGGCCGAGGTCGCGCCACTGATGGGCGAGCCGTCGCGGTCCCACTGATAGGTCGGCGTGGCGGACGGGATGGGCACCTGCGTGTACGAGATAGACGACGACAGGACAGAGCCCACCAGCGTGCCGCCGGAGATCGTGACGGACGCGATGATCGGGGCCTGGGGCGTCGGAGGCTCGACGCCAAAACCCAGCCCAGGGATGCCCACCGGAATGCCCGAGGCGCGCTTGACCCCGACGACGGTCGACGTGAGCTGGCTGATGGAACGGCTCGGCACCGGGCGCCTCTCCTAAATCGTCAGGTCAGCACTTATGCCGTGAATCTCGTCTCGGCAAGCGCCACCGTCACGTCGGCGCCTTCGCTGATCGCGTAGACGGCGGCAGTCGTGTAGAGGGTGGCCGACTCGCCCGCGCCCACCTTGATGCCGCGACTCGACGTGATGGCAGAGTCCCCGACCCGAATCGCCACGGAGGCGTCGGTGTTGGTGACGATGGCCGCATCCCGGTCAGGGCGCTCGGCAATGACGACGGCCGCGCTGCTCGTGACCGTCGCATCAGCAAAGGTGACGATCTGGTCGGGCCCGATGTTGATTCGCTTCTTGGCGCCCATGTCGGCTCCTAACGGTTTCGGTGAGGCGCGCGCGCCCGTTCGTGCTCGTTAGTGTAACCGATAGGGGTTGACTAGCCTAGAGCGCGGAGGGTAGGTGTCGGGCGCCTAGACTTGGCGAGCCGCATGAACGCAATCGCGGACGCATCGACCTGATCCTTGTAGCGGCCATTCGGGAACAGGCCAAGCTCCTCTAGGTACTCAGGCGTCCATTCGCGGTCGAGGACGGCGACGTTGCCGTGCTCGCACTGGACGGCGAACGGCTGCGCTCGGGTCTCTTTGCTCCCTTGCCCGGCCGCTGGCACGGCGTGCGCGTTGTAGCCGTCCAGGTTGCGGATGGACAGGCGGGCGATGTCCTTCCCCGAGGAGCCCGGCTCCTGTTCCATGACGATTTCGGTAGCGTCGCCATCCGCATCGGCCGTGGCGCGAATCAATGCCTCGCGTGCGCCCACGCTCAACTGTTGGCGCTCGACGTGCGTGACGATGTAGCGATAGGGCGCTGTTCCTTCCTTGAGTCGGGCAATTCGCACGCCAGCGGTATACGCCCCGCCACCGTCGGTGCCCGCCTTATCCCATCCTCGGCACGTCGCCTCGACCACTGCGCCCTCAGGGATGTGTTGGATGACCGGGATGTTCCCAACCTGAAACATGCCGCCCTCGCGCGGGACTGGGCGCTGCTGAAGCTGGCCTGCTGCGGCATAAGAGCCGAGGATTTCCTTATCGCGCTCGACCACTTCGCTCGGGAACCGCTCGGGGAACAGCAGTTCGCCGTCCTCCTTGCGCCAGTCGGTCCAGCCTATCGAGGTCGAGGAGCGTCGATCCGCCTCGAACTCCATCGGCAGGCATAGGTGTTCATATCCGTAGTCCGACGCGATGATGTGCCCGGACGGGTCATTCTCGTGCAGCCGCTGCATGATGATGATGACGCGGGAGGTCCGAGGATCGACCAGTCGGGTCGGGAGTGTCTCGCGGAAGATGCGGACGGCCTTGGCAAGCTCGACAGGGCTGTTCGCCTTCTCCGGGTTCAGCGGGTCATCCCAGACGACGATATGCCCGCGCCGGCCCGTCATGGATGCCACGGCGGTCGCCTGCCGGAAGCCGGTCGAGGCGTTTTCGTAATACGTCTTCTCGTTCTGGTCGCCCACGAGCTTGACCGGCCACCGCTCCTGATACCAGTCAGAGGCGACCAGCCGACGCATGGTGCGCGAGTCGCGCGTTGCCAGCCCCTGCTCGTGGGCTGCGCCGATGTAGCGGAGCTCGGGCCAGCCGTGCGGCCCCCACGCCCACGCCGGCATGATCACGCCCGTGCTCATCGACTTGGCGCAGCCGGGCGGGATGTTGATGAGGAGCCGCTTGATTTCGCCCCTGACGACGGCCTCTAGGTGCTCGCACAAGGTGTCGAGGACGCGCCCCCAGACCAGCGGCGTGCCCGGCTCGATAACCGGCCAGCACGCACGCCAGAACGCCCCCATGCTCTCGGCCGACTCGATCTTGTCGAGTGCGCGGAGAACGGCGTTAGGATCGCGGAGGAGGCTGGACGTCAGGTCGGGGGAGCGCACGGGGCGTTATTGGGTCAAGCCCCCTTCTCGCGCACGATCGCCTCGGCAGCCTCGCGCAGCGCCTTGCGCGCCTCGGGCGACAGCCCCTCGAGGTCGGAGGGCTGCACGCCAATGGGGGCGCCCTCGGGCCCGGTCAGCTCCTGCCTCGGCGAATGCTTCTTCGGCGCCTTCCGCTCGGCCAGCCACATCATGCCATGAAGCATGACGCGCCCCGCCTTCTCGTCCACGGTGCCGGTCCGAATCTCCTGCACCAGCTCGGAAATGTCGTCCGCATCGGCATACCCGCCTGCCTCGCGCGCCTCGATGTACAGGGGCGCGAACGGATGATCGGGTTTGATGACCCATCGCAGGACCGTGCCACGGTCGGGCATGTGCGCGTCGCGGCAGATGGACCGCAGCGATTCGCCTTGCGCGAGCCGATGGCAAATTTCCTCGGCCAGCTCGGGGGTGTAGAGAGACGGGGCGCCTCGGCCCCGCTTGGTCACTTCTTCCATTCTCGAATCCCCTTCTCGACGCTTCGCCCGACCACATAGCCCCCGATGCCCACCTGCACGATGTCGAGGAGGGCCAGGACCTGAGCCTCGCCTAGATTGGGCGGCGTGTAGCCGAGCCAGTGCGCCCCGACGAGGCCGGCGAACCAGAGCATCGTGACCGGACGCCAGTTGCGCTGGAGCCATGACTCGCCATTCGCCTCGGCGGTGATGATGCCGGCCTGGGTTGCCAGCCGCTCGAGCTCGCCCGTCTGCTGCATCGAGGCGAGTGCCTGCTGCGCCTTCGCCCGCTCGGTGGGGTCGGGAAAGATGCGCTCGATCAGCTTCTCCCCGATGCCGAGTGCGGCAGTGATGGCGCCGAGGGCCATGTCAGGCGCCGGACCCGAGCGCCACGCAGAAGATCGACCACGCCACGAACACAAACACTGCCCGCTTCGGGTGCGTCTCGATCAGGTCTGCGGCTTTGATTGCGAGTTGTTCCATCGTCGTGTCTCCTGTTCCGTACCTTTCCTGTCCCTGTCCCTGTCCCGTCCCTGTTCCGTCCCTTTCCTGTTCCGTCCCTTTCCTGTCCTGTTACTGCCCCGTCACTGCCCCGTCACCCGACGCGCCCAACGGTGGCAGGCTTCCACGGCATACTGCCGCTGCTCGGGCTCGATGGATAGCATACACGTTCGGCGCGCATCGAGGTAAGCCGCTGCCTTGGCCTGCTCCAGCAGAGACGGCGGTCGCTGGGATGCGCAGCCGCCGAGGGCCAGGATGAGGCTGGCGGCGAGGCCGGGGTGGATGCGCCCGAGCCAGGGGCGTCGTGCCCGGATCGCACCCATGTTCACCCGGCCGTCGTCACGTCGCCCGGCGCTTGACCGGGCGGGACCGGCGGCCGCTTGTTGCGCGCCAGCACGCCCGCGAAGCGATCGATGATCTGGTCCGACGCAGCCCCGGCCAGGATGGCGTTGATCGGGTCGAGGCTTCCGGTGGCGGTGAGCAAAAAGTAGGCGCCCACGCTGGACGCGGCCGAGGACAGAATCTGGCGCCAGCGGAGGGCGAGGTAGCGGAGGAGGCTGAACCCGGGCGCCTTCGCCCGCACCTCGATCAGAATCTGTAGTCGGCTCACCAGCCATGCGGCGGCGGTGAGGGTGGCGGGGTGGGTAAGCCAATCGTGTAGGGTCATCGAATCCATGTCATTTTCTCCGCTGCGTCACACCACGCCCACCATGCCCGATGCAGGGCCTTGCGCCACCACGGCAGGGCGTCCCAATAGTCGTTCCATTCGATCACGGCGCGCGCAATCTCGGGCCGGATGATGATGTGCGTCGGGGTGCCACCGAGCTTGCCCAGGTCCGCGATGATGTCGTCAATCTCGTCGTCTAGGTCGTCGTCTAGGTTGTCGTCTAGGTTATCTTCTAGGTAGTCGGTCCAGCCCTCATTCGTACCCATCAAACAGACTCCACGCAATCGCCCAATTTTCATCCCACCGCTCGCGATGCGGCTTGCCAGGGCGCCAGCACTCGATGTATTGGCCCCATGCCGCTTCCGGCCCGTCCGCCTGAATCGGCAACGGGTCGGGAAGCCGCCAGAGCGCAAGGCGCGCGAAGGCTGCCGCGAGCACGTCGTTATAGACAATGGCCTGATACACAGCATCTGGGCTCGGGTCGATGATGATCGACTGACAGACGCGCTTCGCAGGCGCCAGCGAGGCCGGATGCGTCAGAACGCCCTCGCACCCAATCGGCTCGAACTGCCACAGCCCGTGCGCCGGGCCGTTGATCTGGACACGATGCCGCAGCCCGCTCTCTTGCAGCGCAATGGCGATCAGCAACGCAGAGGCAGGCGCAGAGGCGAAGCGCGGCCCGAGCAGTCTGAAGGCCGGGCCAATGGCGACGGCTTGAAGGTGGTTGAGGTCGATCATTGGTCCGGGCTCCTCAGGGTCATGATTGTCGGGGTCATGATCCTCATCGATCCTCATCCCTCGTGAAAGGCGCCACAAGCCAAGCCCACGCCACGCACAGCGCAGCGAGTAGGATAGAAATCAAGGCGGTCTCGATCATGGCAGGCTCAACCACCAAGCGGCCACGGCCGCACTCGCCCCGAATACTACACCAGCCCAGAACCGAATGCGCATCGCCAGCAGCAGCGTGCGGGCCGTGCGGGGGTCCAGGAGGAGGAGGGTGGGGTGTGAGATTGGCTTGATTGACTTCATGAACGATTGCGCCTTGTCTCATTCGTGCGCGTTATGGTTGCGGAAAGTGACAAGTTGTCAGTTTGTCTAATCCCCCTCCAACATCTCCGGCGTAATCACCACGCGCCCCACCTCGCCATATTCGCGGTGGTAGGTGATGCACTGCGCCTCGCGCCCGGAGAGCCAGCCGTGCGAGCTCGCGTATGCGTCCGCTGCCGCTAGGGTCCGGTGCTGCTCCACCACCATGAGGTTGGTCTCTTTGACGTCTCGGTGGTGCAGGTGCCCCATGTGCGCGTAGGAGTGTTTGGTGCGCCCCCAGATTTCGCGAAACTTGGCGGCGAACACGTCATCGACCTGAGTCGGCTTCCGTCGGTGCCCGTGATGAAAAAACAGGCTGGTCTGCCCCCATTCGACGCAGTAGTACGGGTCCGGCGAGGTGTCGACCGTCACGCGGGGTTCTGCCTCATAGAGCGCGGCCCACCATTCGCGCATGACGGCATCCGTGGCCGGGCTATGGTTACCCTCGGCCTCGATCAGCACGATGCTCGGGTACTTGTCTAGCAGCATCCGCATGATGCGGCGACGTGCGCGTATCCAGGTGCGGACGATCTTTTGATACCGGGTATCGGCGTCAAGGTTGTGCCCGCTGGCGGGCGTGACGGCGGCGAAGCCGTCCTGATGGATGCCGTCGCCCAAGAATCCGGCCACGGCCTGCTGCGCTGGCGGCGCCTGACGTATCGCCGCCTCGAACCAGCGGACCAACAAATCCTCTGCGATCGACACGTCCCAATCGTCGCCGCGCGTTTCCTCGCCCCATGCGAGCATTCCGAGGTGATAATCCGTGCAGATATACAGGTTGCATAACTCTTCGCGGTGCCGCTTGGTTTTGAGCGCGCGCGGCTTCTCGGGTTCGATCTGCTCGGCCGTCGCGGCGATGAACTCCTCCGCGAGCTGCTCGAGCTTTTCCCGCTTGAGGTCCGTCTTCACCCATTGGAGCTTGGGGGCTCCGTCGTCTCCGTACAGCGTGGAGGTTCCCCGCACGACGTGAGTATCTGGCGCGGTGTGAACCATATCGTGGTCTGGGGACCATCCCTGCACGGCCGCGCGGGCCTGGATTTGCTGCACGCTGCGAATGACGGTCGTGCGGTTGACGTTGAGCGCCTTCGCCGCAGCGGTCAT